ACAGCGGGGGGAGTGGGGGTTGGGTTGGCAACATACGACCTGTAGTCCGCTGGCGTGGTGATGCCAACCGCATCTGCGGCCTTCTTCTCGGCGTAGTCTTCCCAGCCCTTGTCAACCGCATACTTGTTCAGCCTATCTTGGGAGATCTGGTAATCAACACCATCAAGGGTGTATGACTCAAATCCGTTCTTCATGGCGTCATCTGCCTTGACAGTGCCCATGTAGTCGTAGACCTTGTTGCTGAAGGCCGCATCCCGGCTGGTGTACCAAATAAACTTGTTCAGTTCTTCTGGCGTTGCGTCCCGGCCAAGCTCATTTCTGATCTTTGAGTTTGCTTCAAGACCATTTCCGATGGCGCTCATTCCAGCGGCAATGGCCGCCTGCAAAGTGGCGGCATCCATGTCTTTTTTAGACTTACCCTGCAAGCTAGATGTGACGGCGGCGGCAAAAACTCGTTGGACTGGCACAGGCAGTTGCGTGAAGCCAGATATTGATCCAGCAACAGCGCCTATGCCAGCCTGGATACCACCATCAATGAACGCCTTGCCGACATCTTTTCCGTACAAGCCCTGAACGACAGCGTTGGTTCCTGCGCCACCCAAAATGACTTTTGCAACAGCATTTGCGTCAACAGGTAAGGCCCAATTGATGCCCTTGGACACGAGGTCGGAAACTTGTCCTGCGGCATAGATTTTGGCAAGGTCAATAACGCCTTGCTCAAGGTTTCCAGTGGTCAAAGCTTGAATGCCTGCGGCTGTGGCGGCAGAGTATTGGGCGTAGGTTGCCCCCGCACCAGTGCCCGGATACACAACCTCAAAGACGATTGGAAGAACCGCATTAACGGTGGGCAAGGATTTCCGCAACATGTCAGGAACCCAGCCTTTGATGATGTGCTCGTATCCCCTGCTCCCGTCCCAATGTATACCGTTGTAAGTGCCGTCATTGGTGATGTAGTCTTGATGCACCATCTGGTCACTGACCTTGCGGGGCACGGTCACATACGCCATAAGCCCAAGGTGAGAATCCATGGTCGCATTTGGATTCCCAATACCAATGATTGCTGGCTCGTCTGGGGTTATGGTGTAGCCGCCAGCGCGAATAACGCCATCTTTGTCAGCTATTTGCAAATCTATGGCATCTTGCTTTTTCCAAACAAAGCCGGGTACTCCCTCTGGGGAAGTAAATTGTTGCCCCTTGTCAAAGACGGCTTTATCTAAATACCTTGCATTAAATACTTGAAACGGGCCTCTGGTTCCCTCGGTAACTACACCCCTATTCACAAATTCTCTTGGCACAAAAAAATACTCATTGTTGTCTGCGCCACGCAAAACTCTTCCGCCCCATCCATCCATGGAAATAATCTGCGGCTCTCCACCCGTGGTGGGGGTGACATCGGTGTTCAGGTATTTGGCGCTCTCAGCCGCCTTTGCTTCAGTTTCGGCCAGCTTTTTCTTCTCCGCCTCTTCAGCCTCTCTTCTTTGAGAAGCCTCAAATTCTTGCCATACTCTATTAAAATTTGCCATTACAGCACCACCTCTGCTCTATATGTGCGGCACTGTCCGCCATCAATCTTTTCGACTGTGTAGGGTACGCCAAGCCACTTGTAGATGTTCATGAGCTTCAGATTATCAAAGTATGTCTCGGCTTTCTTGAAGCCCTCCTTGGACATGCAATCCAAGAACTCACGCAGATTAGATGCAAACTTCGTCCAGTGCTCTGCGTTTGCTGGATGCCACTCGACCACATCGTCCTTGGGTATAACGGTGAACAAGGTGTTGCCGATCTTCTTGATCTGTCCCTTGGCATCAAAAAGCATCGTGCCAGCGTAGTAGCCATCCAACATGGACATGTTTTCGTCGTAGTTGTTTGCCAAGTCAGAGGCAAGGATCTCTTTGATCTCCATCATGCCACCGCCGGGTTCACGGCATTGACCAAGGCTTCAGCCCAGTCAAACCAGTTGTCAAAGCTGTCGGTCATTGGGATTGCCTCGTTGGCAAACACATCAATGGCTCTGATCCCATTGCCCCAAATCTTCCAGTCTGTCGTTGCACTGGGGATCTCCAGTTGTTGGGGTGAATACAACTCGCACATTAGACAAGCCCAGGAATCAAATGTATGAAACCTGGGGTCGTAGATTTGTGCAGGGTTGAGCATTACGGTCTCACATCGCCGATATTGGCGTTCAAGATCACTTTGCCGACTTGGTAGTCCCCGTTGACCACATTGCTCACAAACCGCAAGCGAAGCTCACGGCGTTGCTCTCTGAGGTCAATCTTTCCAGTGCTGGGGTCGAACAGGTATGGCCCCGTGGTGAGATCCTCGGACTGAGCAAACGGTCTGCCAGTGACAAAGAGCGACATCACACCCTCTTGCAAGAAGTCAGGCTCCACACGCTCAAGGTGCAACCAGAAGTTATCTCCAACCGGGGAGGGCTGAGATGGGCCACCAGAGACCAGACCAAGGTCGTTGGTCTCAAAATAGCTCTCAATGGCGTTTTGATTCTGCCCCTCAACCCTGTTGACGCCAAGCTCGTGTTGCCAGATGGAGATCAGGTTTGCCGGGGTGCTGAAGGTCAAGACTTGAGTTCCAGAGCCAGTTGCGGCGGCGCTCATGGTGATGATCTGGGCGTAGATGTCCGACACAGGAACGGAGAACCCAGATCCAGTTCCACCAATGCTTGCCGCCGTTGCGCTCAAGACATTTCCAATGACATAACCTGCGCCGACATTTACGATGGTCACCACAGTCACGGCTCCGCCACTCACGGTGATGTTGGCCGTGGCATTGACGCCAGACCCACCAGTCAGGGCAACGCCAGTGTAGGTTCCGTTGGTGTACAGGGTGCCGCCAGTGATGGCTCCAAGGGTCTTGATGCCGCTGGAACTGATCAAGGTGACGGTTGTGCCCGATGCAATGGTCAGGCCAGATATGACCTGTCGCAAGACAACCTGCGTGTTGTAGGTGTCCAGATACAAGGTGTTTCTGCCACTCACCGTGGTGAAGGTTCCAGTAAAGACCACCTCCTCTTCGCTCACATCCCACCCAGCCGCCACGGGATAGTGAAAAACCTGGGAAAAGTACCCGGCAGATCTCTTAGCGCCAACCGCCTGCCCAGCGTCATACCAAGTGTTTTCGCGGGTGTTGTAGATGATCGCATCTGTGCATTCGGTGGCGTTCCCACGGGGGTAGAACCACCAGATCTCGCCGTACCGGGGAACCTTGTACGCCCACACCTTTTGGCGCTGGTCGTAGTTCAGGTTGTCAAAGAACCAGTTTTGGTTCATGGCGTTGGGGATCTCTTTGACAACGCCGTTGTACATCAAGAAGCGATCCACGCCGCACCAGTAGTAGATGCCGTCATACTCAATCGCCGACTGAGATGACAGGATTGATGACTGGGAGGAGATGATGTCGTAGCGCCAGTATTGGGCAGGGGTTCCAGTGCCGCCGATGTAGGACACACGGATCAGGCTGTCAAGGCTCCAAAACAGCCCAGAAGGGGCGTTTGAGCCACCCCTGACGGGTAGCCCTTGGACAATTTTTCCAGTGGCTACATTGACCTCGTTGGCGTCCGCAGAGACCCAGTCGTCGGTGTTGCCTGCGGCGCAGTTCCTGACAAGCCCGTTGTTGCCGTACACAAAAACATACGGGTGCAAGGTAACTACCCCGCCAGAGACCGAGACATTGTTGTCAAAGGTGGCCGTGACGGTGGCGCTGGCCGTGGCTGGGTTGGAGATCACCACATTGGTCGTGGAAACACTTACCACGGTGGTATTTGCAGGTATCCCAGCGCCCGTGATTGTCTGTCCAGCGCCAACCAAGGGGTTGGAGGCGGCAAGAACTACGGTTGCAGAGGTGTTTGTCGTGGTTACAGAGGCTGTAAATACGCCAATTTTGGACATCGTGGTGCCCAGCATTGGGCCATACAACACGGGGGTGTTGGTGGTGCTGTCAATCGCCTGCAAGTTCTGCCCCGGGTGGCCCAAAAGAACACTGTTCCCAGACCCGGCGACATCATAGAAGCCGTCGAACTGCCACAGATTTAAGTCTGAGGCGGTGAAGTTGGACAGGGTGAAGTCATTGATGCCTGCGCCAACGCCGTTTTGGTCGATGGTCAGGGTCTGTAGGCCGTTGTTGTATCCGCTGTAGATCGATGTAAAGCTGTTTTGCGAGTTGACCCAAATCCCACGGGATGGGCCACTCAACTGGTTGGACATTTGCCGATAACCAAGCATCTTGCGTGGCCGTCCACGCTGAAAACGCACCCAGACCCCATCGTTGTAGAACTCTTTGTCAAAAACAGTTCCGTCACGCTGGATTCCGGGCTTGGTGTCGAGGGCAAATACCTTCTTTGTCATGGGAAGATGCCCCCGGCAACACCGCCAGTGAAGTTGCCAGTGCCAGTAATTTGAAGCCCGGTGGCGGTCAGGGCAAATCGGTTCACGCCAAGGACAGCAATGTCGAACTCACCCGATGCGGCGCGATAGACGCCAGTCGTAGGCTCAGATGCAAAGTTCATTGCAGGCGCTCCGACAGTTCCGTTTGCCAGTGAGATGTTCACAGCACCAGCGGCGATGGTCGAGGCGTTGAGCAAGTTGGCCGAGTCACACAGCAAGATCACCTGTTGGCCCGGGGGCACGATGGCCGTGGCCGCACCAGAGGTGTTGGTGGTGAAGGTGATCTCGTAAGCAGAGCCTCCGCCGTCCGTTTGGTTGGTGATGTAGTACACCTGAATGGTCTTTGGCAGGACAACCGTCACAGCGCCCGTCAAAGTCCCGGTGTACTTCTGAATCACATTGGCTGACTCGGTAGCGGTCAGGGTGTAAGTCCCCGTGGTCACGGCCTTGGTCAACTGGGTGAAGTTGAACTGAGTGCTCCGACCAAGTCCCACAGAGAAAAATGCCGTCCCAGAACAGCAAATAAAGCACGAGTCACCGACCTGCAAGATCACCGATGTGGAGCCGTTGAACAACTCGGAACTGGTGGTCTGGACGGTCAAAGTGCCAGATCCGCCGTTGCGAACCAGCATGAACCAGTTGTTTCCAAGGGTTGCGGCCAAAGGCAAAGTTAAAGTTCCCGCCCCACCCGTCCACACATAAGTGCTGGCGCGATCTGATGTAAGGACGGTGTAGTTGGAACTGAAGGTCGTAACTGGCTGACTTTGGTTCAGCGTAGCCCCGATGGCCGTCAGTCCGTACCCAGCAAGGGTGGCCGCATCAGCACCAGAGGAGCCAATACCAAAGGCAATGATCCCCCAAGTCCCAGACTCAGTGGGGTTGGCGGTGATGTAGATGTACCGGGCCTCGCCAGCGGGGATGCTGACAATGGTGTTTGCGCCAGCGTAGTTGTACACAACAAAGGTGTTTGCACCAGTGTTGCGGATCATTGCGTCTTGGCCGACAGATGCTTGGTTTGCAGGCGGCATCCGCAGTTGCAGGCTGGTCGTGGTGGCCGTGACCTCCATGATCCTTGCGGCGGAGTCGTCGGTTGATGTCCCGTTGATGGGCCACTCTAACTGCAAGTTTGCACTCAGCGTGATCGATCTGTAGGAGACATCCGTTGGCTGGATGACATTGCCCGTAAATGGGCTGTTGTAACTCATGAGGGGTTCCTTTAAGTGTCAATCGCCACGGCTTGTCTGTCGCCGACGCGAGACTGATCCTCCACCTTCAAGGTCTGGATGATCAAGTCGTACTGTTGTTGCCACATGCCCATGCGCTCATCGTTTTTGAGGAACGGCATGGCCTGGAGCAAAGACCCATAGAGCAAGGCTTGCGGGGCGTAGATGGTGAACCAGTTGGTCTGGTTTGCCGAGTCCAGAGGCTGGATGCGCTCGTAGTACAGCACTTCAAAGCTGTAAGCCGAGGTAGGGGTGGGGGCCACGAGCCAGTGGGTGTAGTCGTAGTCGCAATAGAACTTGGGGACTCCCGTGGAGGTGGCGGTGGGCCAATACTCGCGGAGGTACTCGTACTTGCGAAGCAGGACGGGGGATCTCTTCCCGGCAACGGTGATGTTCATCGAGACCGTCTTGTGCCACCGGGCAGGCTTGTCAATCACTGGCTGGCTGGCAACCATGGCCGAGGTGTTGACGGTCAGGTTCCCCAGGAACTTGATCTGGCTGGCAATGACTTGCTCGGCCAGCATGATGAAAAGTGGAATCTTGTCAAGCGTGGCGGCATCAGAGCGTTCCAGATATGACTGGATGTTCTCCACCAAACTGTCGTAAGTCATGACGCTGGCAGTGGTCATACGGGAACTCCTTTGGGGGGCATTTTAAGACCCATTCAAGATAAAAACAATGCTCTCTCGTCAATCCGCCTGTTCTGCAAGCCACGAAGGATCTTTCCCCCTGCCATGCAGTATTTCAGGAGTTCTTCCCCAGCGCCCGTTTTATCGCCCCGAAGAAGCTTTTGACGAAGCGTTGAACGCTGGAGTGTTCCAAGACCGACATTAAAACTAAAACTGACAAGGCCATCAAACATGCCTTGTGTAAGGGGAACGGGGCAGAACTGAGCCACTCCACGCTCAAACCTTGCAAGATCAAACTTGAGAAGTCCATCTACCTCGTCCTTTGTCCATACACGATTGTCTTCCGGGCGTAAAAGAAACTCGTCACGATTTTCGACCTTGAGTTTTCCTTGCTCGGGGTACATGACATGGCCCACGCCAATTGTCCAAAGCTTTGCAGGGCATTTGTAGGGTTTATACCTAATGCCCTCGTGGTGCTGGATCATGGCTATTGCCTTGGGGCTGACATTCATTTGCCAAACGCCCTGCCGCCAAAGTGGAAGGCGATGATCGAGGCAAACAGAGCCTGGGTTTCGTCATCCCACAGTTGGTTTGCCATTTCCGCAAAGCTCACACTGCTGTTGAAGCCGTGCCAGATCAGGGCGCAGTCAATGCCCACCAGAAGCAGGAAGAAGCCGTAGGTGATGACTGGCCGCACCGATGCCCTCAGATTCTTCATCCAGACGCTTGTGCCCTCGTTTAAGGCCGTGTCGTGGGCGTATATGGCTTGCATCTCAGCCTGTTGAGCGCCGATCAGGGTTTGCTTATCATTGGACTTGGTCTCCATCTCCAGTTGCTCGGACTTGATGTGCTCGACCCGCTCTTGGGCCTCAAAGCCCAGTTTTCGCATCTCCAACTCCCGCTGAATCTGAAGCTGGGCCAGGGCCATCTCGTGCTTCTTGTCGGCTCGGTCTTGGAAGAACTCCAGCAACTTGGGCAAGCCGCCCATCAGGAAAGAAATCAGGGTTGAAAACAGGGTAAGCATCAAGGACTCCTTTTGGTAAGCATGGTGGCGGCGATCTCCATCATGGAGACCGTTCCGCTCAGGTCTTCAGGTTCACTTTTGAACCCAACGGTAATTTGTCCAACGAACCGGGATAGTTCTGGTGGGACTGATGTTCGGCAAGTGAAGGCAACGCCTTGTGCCGTGTACCACAGGCCGACTTCGGATTGTGGTTTGAGGTATTCACCACACGGGGTTTCGTTTGCCATGAGCTTGATGACATCGTGGTTGTTTGCCGCATTGGAAGTAAATAAGCCAACATCAATCCCTTCAACAGATTTATCCCGCCCCTCCCTGGTGTACGCCCGGTGAAGCACCCGACTGCCAAACAAGGGGTTGACCTTGAACACCGCCACCACAATTGCCGGGGTCTGCTTGAACAGCATCCCAGCCGCATCCTCGACCCGCTCCTCATTGATGGACGGGAGCTTCCGATTTTCTTTGTATGCGCCGATCAGGAACTCTTGGTTGCTGTAGACGAAGTACCCGGCAAAAGCCACCACACCCATCACCAGGATGGCGATCAGCTTGAATGGGCTGTCCACATAGGCCAGCACCTTGCTCAAGGTGTCATTTGGGTTCAGCTTCTCTTCTGGCATCTTCTTCGACCTGTTTTCGCAACTTCTCGACCTTTTCCATCTGAGCTTTGGCTTCGCGCTTTACCACCATGGTGTCCACATACATCAGGCCAACAAGGGGAAGTACGAGCACGAAGACCAAGGCAAAAAGGATCAGGACAAGTATGTATCCAAACGACCCCGACGATGAAGACTGATCAGCCACATCAGGCAGACTAGGTAGGCGACCACGAAAGCCACCGCCACCGTTTCCAACGCCCTGTCCAGCATCTGATTTTTTAATCTTTGTCGCCGCCATGCCTTCACCCGCTTTTCATGCATTTCACGAGCCGCTTGCTCCGATTTTTGATCCAACAGCCGTTGATACTCTTCAACGATCTCACGCCAGAGGTCGGGTTGCCCCATCTCCCAACGCACCATTTTCTCAAGATCGGCATAGAACTGCTTGGTCTGCCGCAGATACATCACATTGTCTATGGCTTGTGTGGCAAGGTCGTCTTTGATCCCCTTCTTCCTGTTTTCTTCCCGTTGAACTTCAGACTTTTCATGGCTGGTTTCCAGTTCCGCTTGGCCTTTGAAGAAGTTTGACAGTGCGCCACCGACCTCGCTGGTAATCTTGGTCAGATCATTGCCCGTCTTCTTCAGGTCTTGATAGACGGCCACACACCCCTTGATGCCTTCATAAGCTGATTTGCAGAGCGCGAATGCCGTGATGGGGTCAATGTCATATCCCCAGGATCTTTTTGACGAACTCGCCAGCCACCCCTGGGCCAAACAGCACGGCCACGATTAAGATGTACAGCAATGTCTCAATCTTGGTCATGCGCTTGTCGCCATCCCGCAAAGAGCGATCAATGTTGTTGTATCGCTCCGTGCATACACTTTCGTGTACGGCCAAACGGATTTCAACCGACTCAGTCATTTTTTGGCTCTTGCGGAGGAACTTGGGGGTCGGCCTGCTCTTTGATGAGCAACATCAGCGCCATTGCATTGGTCTTGGACGGGAGTTCCCCCAAAGCCCCAAGGATCATGTTTACAGCGTCAATTGGCAGTTCCAGTTTAATCATGCTGACTCCAGTGCAGTGATACGGGCGGTAAGTTGGGTGATGCCGTGATTGGCAAATTGACCATGCAACATATCTCTTGCAAGGCCAACAAATTCTTCGGCATCTTCTAAATTTTCAAAAAGACCTAAATCATATTTTTTGTGATGACAATAGACTTGAGCTTTCCACTTTTTTGCTTTTTGATGCCAATACACACCTTTAACTCCAGATGTGTTATTTGAATGCATTTGCTTGTTGTGGGCATTTTGAAATCTATCAGCCAAACGCAAATTTTCTATCTTGTTGTTTTGACGATTTCCATCAACATGGTCAACCAACGCTGGCATTTCGCCATATTGCATCATCCAAACAATTCGATGTAAAGCAATACACTGTTTATTAATATTAACAGCGACATAACCCTTGTCATTTACAAAACCAACTTTGTCACCAACTTTGGTTCTGCCAAGGCTTATCTTTCGATACAGGTTTCCATCCCTGTACTCAAACATTTCATGCAAACGCTCTTGAGTAATCATGTGCCCACCTTGGTTTTCAATGCGTCAATTTCTTCACGCATACTAACTATGAGGGCTTGTTGTTCTTGGATGGCCTTAATTGCTATGGGTAATAAATCACCTGTTTGCAATGTTAGATACGGCGTTTCATCCTCCGCTTTATCTAAGCCTTCATTGACCAGTGTTGGCAATAACTGCTGAACTTCTTGAGCAATAAACCCGTATTTCAAATCAGAGTTTTCTGTTTGGTCTTTTGCTGGTAAAAAGTTAAAAGTTACTGGGTTTAACGCAGTTATGGTTGCCAAACCATTTTGAATACTGGAAATATTGGTTTTTAACCTTGCGTCTGAAAAAGTAGCATAAGTAAATCTTCCTGTTGCTTGTCCATTGTATGCAACATAAAACTGATATTGAGCCGCAGTTGTTGAATAAACCGCCATTGTTATTTCACTGCTTGAGGACGATGCTCCAGATGAGCCGACAAGAGGAACCGATGCACTATTACCCGCTGGCTTTAAAAGAATGCCAGCAGTAGTGATGGCAGAACTCGTAGTCCCCACCAGCAAGTTACCGCTGGAGTCGATACGCATCCGTTCTGTTGGCGTAAATGTATTACCAGCAGTTAATCCAGTGCCGCTATACCAAAGATGTTCTGCTCCGCTTTGTTGGTAAAGAGTTGCTGTGGTTTGTGTTGCAACAAACGATGTTCCATTGTAATAGTTTCCAGAACCAAGCAAGTTATTATTTGGGTTAGCCGCAGTAGAGGTCGTGTTAAAATTAAAACCTGCAATTTGAGCCACAAACCCAGCTTTAGGTTTTATGTAAAAAGTTGGAGAGCCTGTTGTATTTGCTGTATCGCCAATAAATACATTTCCATTTGCGTCAATTCTTACGCGTTCAGATGTACCCGTAAAGAACTTCATGTTCGGGTTGGTGTGGGTCATCTGAATTGAACCAGCAACCGTATACCCTGTCCCGTATGTAAATTCAATTTGACCAGCAGGGTCATCACCGCCTGTGCTTGGGACATTTAAGCGTAATTTTGCTTCCCTTGAGCCAGTTGTTGAACTTGTACGAATCGTTCCCGTAGCTACACCAGACGCAACAACATCAAGCGTAGAAGCTGGACTTGTAGTCCCAATACCAAAATTCCCAGAGCTATCAAATCTTGCCACTTCCGCACCGCCTTCAGCAAAAGCAATGGTGTCAGCCGCAGGAAAGAAGATGCCTGTGTTTGCGTCCGTTCCCCTGATAGCAGGGGTTGCGGCAGAACCGTCAACATCGGAGAGGCCGTCTGTGCCGGAGAGAATTAAGCTCATTGTGTCACCTCATCTGCGGGTAGTGGTGTGTTGCCTTCAGCAAGCCATTTCAGATATGCTTGGTAGTCGGTGTTGTCGGGGTCTAAAGGGATGCAAGCCCCATCAGCGATGCGTTTGATACAAACTGCTGGCTGACCCTCAAGCATGGGTTTGATTTGTTGGTACATATTAAAGCTCCGCTGATGCAGAAAATGTTCCGGCAGAATATCGCCCAGACCAAGAATTATTGTTCGTAAGACCGCTATACCCATCAAGTTCAACAGTAAAGGTGGCGGCATCTCCGATTGAAGTAGAAACGACTGGCCCACTATTTGCGGCCTCTATCAAAGGTCTGAAAGCATTGAAATTAGCGCTTGTTCCACTGCGGATTGCGACTGTTGGAGTTGCTCTTTTCTGTACCAAGTATGGCCTAGAAAAAGCAATCAGCGTACCGCCTCCAGCGGTTCCAGTCATGCCAGTCATTGGGATAACTTCATAATACCGCTGGCACAAAATCAACTCGCGTCCATAGTCACGGAAGTCAAACGATGTGGCTACAGTGCCTACTTCGACTTGGACGCCAGTGATTTGAAATGTTGCGCCGTTGGTTGCCATTAAATTTGACTGACCAGAAACACCAATTACGGTTGAAGCAGACCAAGCGCCAGCAGAGGCAACACGAGCAGAGCCAGCCGCCACGGCAAAAGTAACGCGAACACCAACGCCGCTCGTAGCGCCAATCCAAGTTCCTGTTGTGTCGCCAGTAATAGTTGCAGTCTTCTGCTCCCATGTATTTGCGGTGTTAACCGTAAAGCTGGCTGGGTAGCCTCGGTTGTATGCACTGTTTTCCAAAACAACGCCAAATGCGCCAGTAACAGAACTTTTAACCCAGAAAGAAACAGTGACCGTTTTTGCGCTTGCAGTTCCAAAAGCCATATCTGCAAAGTTGAAGCCCTCAATTCGTTGTTGCATAAACGCAGATTGGTCAGAAGCCAAGCTGGTATCAGTTGCGGTTACTGTATATCGGATTGAGTTACTAAAGCCTGTTGGGGCGTCTGCCACTTGCTGAACAGTAGCAGTGCCGTCTGTAAAATTCTCAACATACCAGCGGTCTACTGGATAGCCAATACCTCCGCCAGAAGTTAAACTGACGCTTGCCCCAGCATTCCTCTGGTCAATATCCATCGCACCATTGATGATGCGGTTCTTGAAGCCAAAGGTGTTGGGCAGGTTTGCGCTGTTTGTAAAAGTCGCATTCTGTGAAGCGTCAATGGCAATCGCCGTTGTCCCAGCAGTTTGGATGTTCAACACCCCGCTGGTGTCAGCAGTCGTTACTACCCCGGCGGTAGTGGATGCGTTGATTGATGAGGCCATTTATGCGCTCCAAGGAAGAGGGGTGTTCTGTGGGCTGACAGGCGGGGTAATCATGCTGTCGATCTGGCCCTGCACACAGGCTTGTGCGCTTGCCATGGCTTGTTCTGGAATCCAGCCAATGACGATGGCTTCTGTCAGGTCTGCATACGGGATGAAGGTTTCGGCCTGATTGGAATCAAAGGTGGTGTTGCCGCCGATGCTGGCGGTGTATTCCCCGTCCACGCCCGTGACTTCCCACAAAGCGTTGACCACATAGTTGGGATCAGGCTGTTGCAAGGTGTACATGGCCGTGATGGTCGTGGTGAAGGTGGTCATGCTGATGCTCCGTTGATTTGGGCTTTGAGGCTGTCAACCTCTGCTTTGAGTTCTTGGATGGCTTTGATGAGCATTGGTACGAACACGCTCATCTTTACAGACTTGGTAGTTGTTCCAAGGTTGTTGCCTTCTTCATCTCTGTCAGGAAATTCATCAACTAAACCCGGAAACACTTGTTCAAGTTCCTGAGCAATGACACCAATCTGTTTATGCGATTCATAGCCCAAATCCGCTTTGAGGTTGTAGTTGACGATGCGAACTTGCAACAACTTTTCTAGCTTTGGGGTTGCATCAACAATGTTTTCTTTTAGCTTTATGTCAGAAATGGGGCCATAGCTGTTGTTGGTGTTTGTCACATTGCCATTGGTGGTGACATTAAACGAAAGCGTTCCAGTTAAGGGGGAAGTTGCGCCGTACCAGCCCGTATACAACGAACGACTTGTACCTGCGGCGGCTCCACTTATTGAATTAACAACATCGCTACCAGAGCCGCCAGTATTATAAAAATACCAAGCACCAGCAGTTGTGCAAGATGCCCTCGGATTCCCATCCCCATCAGACAGCACGATGTAGTTGCTTGCTGTGCGAATGTCTAAGCCAAATGAGTTGCCGTTGAAAGCGCCAAGGATGGTGTTCTTGGCTCCAGAGGTCATTAAATTTCCAGCGCCGGGGCCAATATATGTATTTACACTTCCGGAGGTTACGGCAGTTCCTGCTTGCCAACCAAAAAAAGTGTTATATCCTGTAGTTCCAGTATAGGCATACCCCGCCTGATAACCCACAGCAGTGTTGTTTGAGGCGGTGGTGTTGGCGTTAAGAGCATCTTTACCCAAAGCAGTGTTATATGCACCTGAGGTATTAGTTGCTAAAGCATCGTAGCCAAGGGCAGAGTTGTTTGTTCCCGTGGTGTTGCTTCCAAGCGCAGTCTGACCTACGGCAGAGTTATTTTCGCCAGTGTTGTTGTTAGCCAAAGTGCCATAACCAACAGCCGTGTTTCGTGAACCAGTTGAATTGTCACGCAACGCATCACTGCCAACAGCAGTAACTGCTTGACCAGATGTGTTGGTGGTTAAAGCGCGATAACCAACTGCCGTGTTCAAAGTATTAGTGTTGCTATTTAACGCTTGGTAACCCACCGCAGTGTTGGTGACTACAGCACCTGCGCCACGGCCTACGGTGACCCCTTGAACCGTGATGTCACTTGTGGTGGTAAGGGTGGTGATTGTCCCGCCGCCAACAGCCATAACCCCCGATGTAGACGGCAAAGTCACAGTCACAGTACCAGCCACTGCTGGTGCGCTCAGAGTCACTGCCCCTGATGTATCGCCTGAAACAACAATTGAACTCATATTCTTTCCTTAAAGGAC